ATGCCCTACCACACTGTTTATAGGAGTATAAAACCTAGTGTATATAACATCATCAGAAAGAGCGAAAGATCTGTTCTCTATTAAATCACCGTTAGCATAATCAACAATAGCCTGCTTTATAAGATCATCACCGTTAGCAGGGTATTCAGCGAAAGTAGTTAATGTGACTTCAACGTATATGGTGACAGCGGTAGGTCTGGAAAAAGATATGTCATGTGAAACACCTTGACTGTCTATAATCTGTTCCGTTATATCACCGAAAGCCTGTATACCTGCGGGCTTCTTTAACCAGATAATATCAGCTACGTCTATATCTGCACCACCTGATACTACTACCTGAAAGGAGTGAGCCGGTAAACCGTTGGCATCTACTGCGTCGGTATCGTTTTCCAGTACCAATGCTTGAGTTACGTTATCTATATTTTCTACCGCTGATTGTATACCGTCTATAATGGCTTGAGCGTCCCTTGCTACAGAACGCTGACGCCTAGCCCGTAAATCAGGGTCGGACTCTTCATTAGTCCCCTCAATAGCGTCAGCGGTATTGTTAACCGTATCCCATCCTGTAACCGGGTTATCTATCTCTGTTATCGTACCGGCTAACATGGTTATAGGGCCAAACTCTAAAGCCGTGGCCTGGACAATAGCATTACCTGTTCCATCTATAGTTACTGAGACATCTGTACTAAGCTCATCCCCTGTATCTGATGTACTTATCAAACTGCCCTCTGGGATAACAGTACCTGAGTCACCTGTTAAAGTTAACTCTACATGACTACGAGTAGCGGCTAACCGTGTTATACCGTTAAGCTGTACCAAGTTAGAAAGAGTAGTACCAGCAGCCGCCTTCGGGTTGAAAGCGTTATAGGCTTCCTCAGCTATTTCCCAAAGGTTAGCGTTAGACTCAGAAATAACACCGTTAATCTGACCATCAGGGGATTCAGGTGATACATTAAAGTTCTCACCGAATATACTTTTTACTTCAGAGTTGAGTTCATCAAGAAGCTGGTTAAGCCTCTTTCTATTAAAACCCGTTGATGATACACCATAATCAGGCATTGATAGTCACCTTATCGTTGTCTATGGAACCATATATAGTTTCCGCTGAGAAGGACACTGTTAACCTCCTAGTTGAACCACCTTCATAGTCCATAGAAAAACCCGTTAGCCGTTTCACCCCTGGAGTCCTCAAAATTTTACTTTTGAATATAGACTCTATATTGGCTAAGTTTGCAGGTTTTGTAAATATCTCTTGAAAATAAGGTACACCCGTTTCGGTGTCTAAGAACCATTCTTCAAGGTAAAACAGCAATCGACTTCTTACGTGTTGTACGACTTCCGCCCCTTCTTCAACTGTTTTCAATTGGCCGGATTGTATTATCAAATCATTGTTGGGATCTAGTGCCCTGCTTATCATAAAGGAGTACCTGTATTCTGCTCAGTATCGCCACCGCTATCAGTAGCTTGAGTATGAGTGTGAGTGCTACCTATGTTGGTGCCATTATTGGTCATTGTACCTGTAACCTCTAGACCCCCTTTAAGCGACGCTATACCGCCACCGCCACCACCTTGAGTTAGGGTACCACTTATAACCACATTACCGTTCAAGTTAATTGTGGGGGCTGTAACGGTCGCTGAACTGGTTGCTGTTACCTCTGCCGTGCCTGTAGCAGTGGCGGACAGGTTAACGCACTCCAGGGTCATGTTACCGCCAGCTATGGCGTCTATATTGGCAATAGCATCAGCTTTAATATTAGATTGGGAAGTGGCACTTATATCGCCATCAGCCGTTACAGAAACACTAGAGTCCTCGTTAATAGATATAACCGCTGTACCGTCATCCTTCTTTAACTGAGTATTACTAGCGTCATAATTAGGTACTTTGTTAGGTAGTGATGATAAACCTACGAAAGCAGTGGCATCTGACAAACTATGGAACCGCCTTGAGTTAGGATCTCTAACCCCTCCAAACTTATGCCAACTATCTATCGCACGTTCCGCAAATACTACAAGGCACTCGTCACCCTTTTTAACAGGGAAGGTAAGTGAAAACCCCCCGCCCCTTGGAAACTGTACTGGTACATTGATAAGTATAGGTAGATCAGAAGGTGCCAGTATTTCATCAGTACCTTCGCGGGTTATAAAAACCCTACGGACAGCCGGTTGTACTGAAGCGGTTTGCTTAGTAGCGTCAAAGCTCTGCACTATACCCGGCATAGAAGTATGAAGTTCTTTCAGCCGGTTATTAACCCCCTGTTTAATGTTATCAGCTAGGGTTGATAATGCGGGGTTTTTACTAGACATTTATAATCCTACCTTTGACAGAAGATAACCAATCCCCATCCCTGGAGTCACCTTTAAAGTTCACCTCTTGTATCTTATAAACCCCTTCGCCGTTTGTCCTTTTTAAATTCCTGAAAAACAGATTACCAATGGCTACCTCGGCATTCACAGACTCTACTTTAAAAGCCCGGTTAGGTAGCATACGGGGATTCAACAAAGTGGTGACGTCAACACCTATTTCTGTAATAGTAGGGGAACCGATCATACCAGTAGCCGCGCTAACCAAAACAGCCTCGTCACCTTGTAAGGGTTCTTCGTCAGGAGTAATAATTATCTCACCGTCTTGTATGCTCCAGCTAAACCCATACTCATCAGCGAAAGTATCCATTATGTCCTTAGAAGAACCTGACAGGGTTTGCCCCCCTATCTTATCAGCTACTTCTGGTAAACCTTCAAGGCTACCTATATTTATATCTGAGAAGGTTTTAAGGACTTCTTCAATAGCTGAGCTAACACTGAGCTTCTCGCTAAAGGTTTTGTTGAAGGTGGCGTTTTGCCAAGACTGTTCACCGTCACCTGAATATATAGTTAGTACCCGGTCACGACCATTCTTACTTTGGAATACGTTACGAACTTCCCCTTTAAACAATAACCGCAAGTCACCTTCGTACCCGGCGTTCAAAACTATTCTGGTATATTTTTCTTCTAAAGCAGAAAGGGTGTCCTGATTAGGGTTATACAAGGTTATACGAGCTATATTTGGAAAGGACAATATGCTTTTCGTTATTTCAAAACTAACCCGTAATTGAGTTATAGTACGGGCTTCACCGTCGGGGGGTATTATGGTTAACTCGTATACTCTTTTATACTGACGCGCCATTACCTATTTCCTCCTGGGTCAGTATAAATAGCTTAGAGGATGTCCCTAGTCCGGTCTTATTAGGGTCCCTATTACTATGTTCAAGGTTAACGACATAACCCTTCCCAATATCAAGATTGTGCTGTTCAAATATATCAACCCCTGGAAGTAAGGGTACACCAGATATCAAATGATTTGTGCCAATGGAAAACCCTATACTCCATATACCAGTTCTAGAGTTAAGTGTTACCCGGACATCATGTTTAGTTTCGTTTATAACAACGGTGAAAAGCTGCTCTGGGTTTGAGTTTAATGGTATTTCGATCATCCGAACACCCAATCAATAACCGATTTAAGTACAGAAGTTTCCGTGGCATTACTAGGGTCAACCGTTTCCTTTCTACCCTTTTTATCAGCCGGGGAACCCTGCTCTTGTGCCGACCCTTGCTGTAGCTGTTCTTCTGATAACTGAACTATCTCAGACTCAGTTATAATAACTTGTTGCAGGTCTATTGACATTCTAACAATACGGGAAGTGTTTTTGTCTTGCTGAACGCCAACATTTGTTATGATCATATCGGTATACAGCCTTAGTTTAGTCTGTATTTCAATTGGTTCGCGTTCTTCTTGTAATTGTATAACGGCGTTATAGGCTGCATTACTACGAGTTATGTTCTCGCTAGTAGAGGTTCCGAATAAACCAGTTACCAAATCAACTATCTGACCAAGTGCGGCAACACCTAATGGAGTGTCAGAAACCTCAGCGAGTATATTAATCTGCTTAGGTTGCACAACAGCATTGTCCGTTATCTCAGCACCAAACTCTACCGGGTTATTGGTTAAGCTAACTTCGTTAACATGGCTCTCTGATATAACAGCATCTAACTGTATACCGCCTATGGACTTTTGCGTACGAATAAATAGATTCTCAAAGCTCATTATTGATCCACCGCGCTATTAAGATCTTGGCTTGTCTGCAAGAACACATCGTATACAGATTGAGCGATTTCTTCGGGGTTTCTACCGCTACCGTTAACCATTATTTCAAGCTTCTCAACTATGGTACTCGTACTGGTCTTAGAAGTTAACGGGGTATCCAAAGTACCTGAGTTGAACAAACCTACTTCACGGGTTAGGAACCCCAGACCTGCATTCTTAAGGAGGTCGTTTATCGGTCCGATTTTTTCTTCAGTTACGCCAATCTCTTTTGTTAAGAAACCAAGCCCTTTATCTTTTAACGCTTGGTTCATGGCGTCAGCGCCTTCCTCACGGAACAAGCCAAATATCTTATCCCATCCCTCAAATATTTTCATGGTTAAATCGTACACGCCCTGGAGTACACTAGCAACCGTTCTTATCTCACCCGCCCATTCAGGGTACTTCTCAAGCATATCCCCAATAAAGCTTTCCCCGCCTTCAAAGAATACCTTAGCATCTTCAACTAGCGCAACAAAAGCAAGCGCCAAAGCAGATAACAGTAGAGGCAATAAGAAGAACCCGGCGTTAGCTGCTAAAGTTGCAAGCGTTAAACCCCGCATCAGTGCGATCATTTGATACAAGTGAGTTAACACCCGCATAGCCAGAAAAGCGCCCATCGCTATAGACAGGATCTTTAAAGCCATTGTAAGTTGATCTACCCACTTCGGTATGTTCTGTTCAATTATTTTGCGGTTAGCTATCCACCAGTCGGTAAACGTACCAACCATCTCTTTCATTATTGGTGCTAGTACTCGGGTAAACAGTCTGGATATATGTTTGGTAACTGACCACAAGTCAACTAGAGCGTCATTAAACGCTGCTGATACTTTGGCATCTTCAGCGGTTGTGTCGCCTAGCGCCTTAGCCTTTACTGTCATCTCCTCTATGGCTTGTGGACCAAGTTGGAGCAGCCGTATAGAGTCTCTAAGACCCAGCTTATCAGCTAGTTCTATTTGCCTAGCGCGACCTAACCCCTGCATTTTACCAGACACTTCTTTCATCAGGTTGCTGGCGGATTTTATTTGCCCGTTAGCATCGGTGGTGGAAATACCAAGTAACCCAAAAGCCTCAACCCCAGAACCTACTCCCCTAGCCGCTTCAGAAGCCCTTAGAGACAATTCCCGGAGGGAGTTAGCCATACCATCGGCACTTCCCCCGGCAATTTGTTGAGCGTACTGTAGGGCGCTTACATTAGCTACAGTCTCCCCTATTTCGTCAGCTAGTTTACCCTGTTCA